ATGGCTGGTCGTGGGCCTGCGCCGAAGCCTGCGGATAAGCGGGCGCGGCGCAATAAGGGGCCGGAGATGACGGTTATTGAGGTCGCGCCGGTGGAGCCGCCGCAGTTGCCGCCTGGGCAATGGTGTGAGGCTACGCGGGCGTGGTGGGAGATGTGGAGGCGTTCGCCGCTCGCGCCTTCGTTTTCGGAGATGGATTGGGCGTTTCTGCTGGATACGGCGTTGTTGCATCAGCAGTTGTGGGCGTCGGGCGATACGCGGGTGTTGCCTGAGTTGCGGTTGCGGGTGGCGAAGTTTGGGGCGACGCCGGAGGATCGGGCGCGGTTGCGGGTGCAGTTTGCGCAGGCGGATGTGTCGGAGTCGCAGGCGGAGCGTGTGGCTGGTGAGAAGAGGGCGCAGGGTTCGCGTGCTCGTGCGCGGGCGGTGAGAGCAGTCTAGGAGGCGTTGGGCATGGGTTGGAGGCCGTTGGATGATGAGGACGAGTTTCCAACCCTTGGTTATGATGTCGCGGATTGGATGACTGAGTTCCTGCTCGCGCCGGATACGCCGGACAGGTTGCCGTTTGTGCCGACGCAGGAGCAGTTAGAGTTTTTGGTCCGCCTGTATGAGTTGGATCCCGAGTCGGGGAAGCGGGTCAAGCATCGTGCGGTCTTGTCGCGGCCTCGTGGCTGGGGCAAGTCTCCGTTTTTGGCGGCGGTCGCGTGTGCTGAGGCGTTGGGGCCGGTGCTGTGTGATGGGTGGGATGCGGACGGGCAGCCTGTGGGTGTCCCGTGGTCTGAGTATCGGACACCGATTGTGCAGGTGACGGCGACAACGGATGATCAGACGGCGAACACTTGGTGGCCCCTGCTGGAAATGCTGCGCGGCTCGCCTGCTGAAGCGGAGTACGGGGTTGAGCCGATGGACTCGTTTGTCGCGCTTCCTCGCGGCCGGATTGAGACGCGCACGTCGTCGGCTACGTCGGTCAAGGGCGCTAAGGCGGTGTGCGCGATCCTGGATCAGACGGAGACGTGGCTGCCGGGTAATGGTGGGCCGAAGTTGGCGCAGACGCTGCGGTCGAATGCGACGAAGCTTGGCGGGGTGACGATTGAGACGCCGAACGCTTTCACGGTTGGTGAGCGTTCGGTCGCGGAGGGCACGGCACGTTTTGCTGAGCTGGTCGCGGCGGGGAAGGTGAAGGATAAGGCGGCGCGTTTGTTGCTGTATGATCACCGGTCCGCGCCGTTGGATACGGATATTGCCGACAGGGAGTCGCTGATCGCTGGCCTTCGCGTGGCATATGGGGATTCGTCGGGGCATCCGGGCGGGTGTGTGATCCATGATCCGCCGTGTTCTCCTGGCTGGGTTGACCTAGAGCGGGTCGCAGATGATATGTGGGCACCGGATGCGGATATTGCGCAAATGTGCTCGGATTTCTTGAACCAGATTGAGTCGGCGTCTGACGCGTGGCTGTCTCAGCCTGAGCTGCGGGCCATCCTGGATGTTGACAAGACGGTGTCCACGTCGGAGCCGATCACGTTGGGGTTTGACGGGTCGGAGGGCCGGAAGATTGGCATCGCTGATTCGACGGTGCTTATCGGCTATTCGATTACGCAGCGGCATCTGTTTAAGGTTGGGATTTGGTCTCAGCCGGACGGCCCGGCGGGTGAGGGGTGGACGCCTCCGCGCCTGGAGATTGAGCAGACGGTACGGGACACGTTCGACCGGTATAACGTCGTTGGGTTTTACGCGGATCCTTCGGCGGGTTGGGCGCAGGACGTGAAGCAGTGGGAGGCTGCGTATCATCGCAGGCTCCGTGCCCGTATTTCGGCGGGTGAGCCGATACGGTATCCGCAGCGTAATGTGTCGGCGACGTGTGATAATTTCGCGCAGTTACTCTCGGCTATCCGGCAGGAGCGGATTACGTATGACGGGGATCCGCAGATGACGGCGCATTTCCTGAATGCGCGGAAATCTCCTCGGCAGGCAGGGTACGTGCTGGTGAAGCCGGCGGACGATCAGGACTATAGCAAGATTGATGCGGCCTGGGGTGCGATGATGGCGTACAAGGCCGGGTTGGATGCGACGGGGAAGGGCGCGGCGAGGCCACGGCAGCGGCGCGCGCCTCGGAGGCTCTACTAGGGGGTGGGTTTTGGCTAGGACGTTGGAGGAGTGGCTGCGTGTTTTGACGTGGCGGGCGGATCGTGCGCGGCCAAGGGTTACCCGCTTGCGGGCGTATACGACGGCTGATGCGCCTTTGCCTGAGATGGGGCCGAATTTGCGCCGGTCGTGGGAGGCGTTTCAGCGGAAGGCGTTGGCGAACGCGGGCAAGCTTATCGTTGATACGCTGGCGGAGCGTATCATCCCTACCGGGCTAATCGTCGGTGAAACGGCGGACTCGGATGTGACGCGGCAGGCCCGTAGGATTTGGCGTGATAACCGGTTGGATGTCGCGGTCGCTGACGCTGTCCGGGACGCTTGTACGGTCGGTGCCGGGTATCTGCTGGTGACGGTTGGTGAGGACGGGCAGGCTGTGGTGACCCGTGAGGCACCGGAGCAGTTGTATGTGGAGCCGGACGCGACGCGACCGTGGCGTGCTATCGCGGCTATCAAGGCGTGGCGTGACCCGTTGGCTAAAACGGATCATTTGCTCATGTGGGCGGATGGCATGTTTTCCGTGTGGCAGCGCGCCTCTGCCGGTGACGACGGTATAACGCTCGATACCGTATCCGGTGGCGGATGGGCGCTGGTGCGGCTGCCTGTCGAGTACGCGGGATCCGTGCCCGTGGTGATCCTGGAGAATAAAGACGGTAAGGGCGAGTTTGAGGACTCGACCGGCCTTATTGACCGGATCAATACGGGGATCCTGTACCGGCTGGTGACGATGGCGATGCAGACGTACCGGCAGCGGGCGTTGAAGGTGTCTGGTGAGGATGGGGAGATTCCGTCGGAGGACGCGGACGGTAACCAGATCGACTATCAGGCCATTTTTGAGCCTGGGCCCGGCGCGCTGTGGGAGCTGCCCCCTGGCGTTGAGCTGTGGGAGTCGGCGACGACGGATATTACGCCGATGCTGAACGCCGTGAAGGATGATTGGCGGGAGTTGGCGGCGGCGACGCATACGCCTGTTACTGCCATGCTGCCGGATGCCGCGAATCAGTCAGCTGCCGGGGCACAGCAGCCAATGAACCAGCTCGTGTTTAAGGCGCAGGACCGCATTAAACGGTTTGCGCCTGCCCTGGCAGTCGCGATGGTTAAGGCGCTAGCGGTTGAGGGTGTCGAGCTTGGGGTACATGAGACTGTCGAGGTCAAGTTTGAGCCTCCGGCGACCGTGACACTGTCGGAGAAGTACGCGGCGGCGGCGCAGGCCCGCGCAGCTGGAGAGGCGCTGGAGACGATACAGGAGACCATCCTCGGTATGTCGCCAGAGCAGATCGCGCAGGACAAGCAGCGTCGCACGGAGGAGCAGTTGTTAGCGCTGATCAACGCGGCGGGTGGTACCGGTGGCGGGTGAGTTGGAGGCCGTCGCTTATGCGACGCGGCTACAGCAGGACATCATGCTCACCACTCGGGTTCGTATCCGTGCTGCGGCACTCACGGCGTGGGATGCTATGCCATCGCTGCGTGACGAGGCGGTGGAGCAGCTTGTCGCGGCGGTCGTGCCGCGCGTGCAGGCCGGACAGGTGCAGTTGGCGGAGGTGACCAACGCGTACTTGTCGCAGCAGGCCCGCCTGTTGGGCTACGAGGTGGCAGATAGTGTGGTCGATGCGCGGCTGGTCACGGGTGCGCGTGGCGTGGCGGCAGCGGAGGTGTACGAGAGGCCTGCTGCGACGGTCCGTGCCGCACTGGCTGAGGGTGAGCCGTGGGAGGCTGCCCGGCTGGCCGGGCGGCAGCGGCTAGCGTCCCTGGTGGTCAGCGATTTGCAGCTGGCAGCGCGGACGCAGGCGCGGGAGACGCTGCGCGGGTCCGGGGTGAGCCTCTATCGGCGTGCGTTGACGGGCCGCGAGAACTGCGCCCTATGCATGCTCGCGGCAACAAACGTCTACGGGTCGGCTGACCTGATGCCTATCCATCCTGGCTGTGATTGTACGGTTGAGCCGCTGCCGCGTGGGCAGACGCACGTCCAGCTGGATCAGGAGATGGTCCGGCAGATTCACTCCGCCGTCTATGAGCATACGGGCGCGGTGGACTATGGCGGGCGTGAGATCGACTATCGGCAGATACAGCTGACGACGGACAGCCGGGGGAATATTTCGGCGGCTGGTGAGCCGGTTGTCAGGGTGAGGCAGCACGGCGAATACGGGCCTACGCTCACGTGGGCCGACCATGAGTTTACAGGCCCGCAGGCTATCGCAGCCTGAGGGTCTGAATTGTAGGACGGGGTGCCGGAACGGCACCCCTTGTTTATACCCGGAACGGGAAGGTTGATTAATGGCTGACGACAATACTCAGGATGCGCAGGCCACTGGCGGAGAAGCGGCAGTAGGCGGGGAAGCCGGAACGGACCTCGCAGCGCAGGTGACGCACTGGAAGCAGATGGCGCGAAAGAACGAGGCTCGGGCGAAGGAGAACGCCGAAAAGGCGAAGAAATTCGACGAGCTAGAAGAGGCGTCGAAGTCTGAATTGCAGAAGGCGTTGGAGGCGCAGCAGGCTGCCGAGGCGCGGGCCGCTGCGGCTGAGGTTGCAGCACTGCGCGGTAAGGTCGCGGCAGCGAAGGGCGTGCCGCTGGAGCTGCTGACTGGTGCGACGGAGGAGGAGATCACGGCTGCGGCTGATGCGCTGTTGGCCTGGCGTACGCCAGCTGGCGGTGATGGGCAGCAGGGCAAGCCACCGGCGGCGTCGGCGGCTGCTGGGGTGGCTGGCGCGCAGGGTGAGCCTATCCATGGCGTCGAGCAGTTGACGCAGGACGACCTTAAGAAGATGACGGCAGCTGAGATTAACAAGGCCCGGCGTGAGGGCCGACTAGATAGGTTGATGGGCAAGACGCCCACGCAATGAAGGGTATAGAGCATGTCTTTTGATCATTTCATTCCGGAGATTTGGGCAGCTGGCATCCTGGAAAATTTCCACGATGCGGCGGTGGTTACTTCCCTGGCTAATCGTGAGTATGAGGGCCAGCTGACCTCTGGTAACACGATCCACATCGGCGGAATCGTCGATGTGGAGGTGAAGGACTACAAGAAGGGTCTGGTTGAGGATCCGGAGAATCCGGGGCAGACGCTGCCGCGTACCACGGTACCGGACACGGTGCAGGATACAGGCCTTGATATCAAGATCGACAACGAGAAGTCTTTCGATTTTTACGTTGACGATATTGACGCGGCGCAGGCTCGGGGTGTGGGCGTGGAAAACTACACGCAGTCCGCTGGTATCGGCCTGGCAGAGGATACCGAGCAGTACCTGACCGCGCTACTGACCACGCAGGGAACCGCGATTCCGGGTACTGCGGCGATTAACTCCTGGACTGCCGCGTATAACGCCGTGCTGGATGTCCGGCAGGCGCTGACGAAGGCGAAGGTCCCGACGGTAGGGCGCGTCCTACTGATCAACGCTGGCTTTGAGCGCCAGCTGCTCGCTGACGAGGGCAAGCTGACCTCGTTTGACACGTCCGGCTCTGCTACGGGCCTACAGGAGGCGACCATTGGCCGCCTGCACGGCTTTCAGGTCATCACTTCCCCGTGGCTAGACGACACGAAGCCGACGGCGATTGGCCTCTACAGGCCCGCGCTCGCCTTCGTCTCTCAGATCACAAAGACTGAGGCGCTGCGCGGCAATGACAAGTTCGCGGACCGTGTGCGTGGCCTGCATGTGTATGGCGGCGGTATTACCCGTCCGACCGCAGTGCAGGTTTACCGGGGGGCGTGATCATGGCGCTAGTCAAGGGGTCTAATGGCCTAATCGTGGAGGTGGCCGACTCGGTGGCGTCTAGCCTGCTTGCTTCTGGGCTGGTAGTGACCGTGAAAGTGGAGCCGGTGCCAGAAGAGGATGCCAAGGCGGCCAAGGGGTCGAAGGGCAAGTAGGTGAGGGGGTGGCGGTATGGCTGAGCTATCCGCGCTAGCGGTGGCTGATGACGTGGCCGCCGCCTTCGGCAGGCCGCTGACAGAGGAGGAGGCGGGCCGGGTTGACTGGATCCTTGCCCGCCTCTCCGACCTGTTCAGGCGTGAGGCCCGCCAAGATTTCACGGTTGCCTCCTACACGCACAGGGTCAAGGTTAACGGTGGGCAGGTGCACCTGCCGCGCGGCCCGCTCGTCGCGGTCGAGTCAGTCAGAGATGACCGGGGCGCTGCGGTGCCCTGGACTATGAGGCGCGGCTACCTGGCCGTCCCTCTCCCGTCCCACACCTTCGTCATCGTCGCCTACACGGCAGGATACGCGGAGGTGCCCGGCGTCGTCGTCTCACAGATCGCTGACGCGGCACGCCGCGTCCTATCTATCGCACCGGAGGCTGCGGCGGGTATCTCGCAGATACACGAGACGACCGGCCCGTTCTCCGGGCAAATGTCGGTCGCGTCGTGGGCTGTGGGAGGGCAGACGATGCTCTCCCCGGATGATATCCGGCTGGCCCGCTCGTACAGGCCCGCGAGGGCCGGAAATGTGTGGGTGTTGTAGTGCGGAGGGTGACGCAGACGGCGACGATCCGCCGGCATTCGGCGGGCGGCCTAGACCGGTACGGTAACCCGCGCGTACTCCCTGTGGACGAGTGGCCTACGGTTGCGTGGCCTATCTACGGGGTAGGACAGTCCGGGTCGGATGAACCGGACACGGCGAATCGGGAGACGGTAGTAACCGGCGTGAAAGTGTACGCGCCGGTTGATGGGCCGTACCCGGAGCCGGAGGACAGGGTCGAGCTGCCGGACTGGCCGGGCGTCTACTGGGAGACGGTAGGCGAGGTGCTGATCTGGCGGGATAATCCGGCGGTGACCGTCGCCCGGCATACCGGGCTGGTTGCCACGCTAGAGAGGAGTCGGGGCTGATGGCATACGCGCGAATCGTGATCAATGATCGGGCGGTGCGGGACATGCTGAAGTCTCAGCGGGTGGTTGACCACCTGCGGGAGCATGGGGAGGCTATCGCGGCGGCTGCGGGTAGTGGCTACACGGTTGGCCACGTGATCGGCAAGACGCGCGCGGTTGCGACCGTGCTCACGGAGACGGCGACGGCAGCGCGGCGCGAGTCATCAACTCATGCGTTGATGCGGGCCACGCAGGCGCGGGGACGGACGGTGCCGGGTGGCTGAGATTTACGGGCCTGCTGACGTGGTGGCAGGCCTAGTCGGTTTCCTTCGCGGGCATGGGATTAATGCGGCTACGCGGGTCCCGTTAGAGCGTGCGCCGGGCATGGTCCGTGTTTCCCGGCAGGGTGGCGGTCCGGTCAACGAGTTGCAGGATCAGGCGGTCATGCTGGTTGAGGTGTGGGCGGAGGATCAACCGGCGGCGTTCGATTTGGCCCGCAAGATTTGGGGGCTAGTCGCGGCGGTGAGCGTCAATGATCAGGGCGCTTTTCCGGGCCTGGTCACGTATCGGGCGTCGCCAAATATACCGGTGCAGTATCCGGACGAGTACGCGCCCGAGCTGGACCGGCACCAGTTGACGGTTGACATGCTGGTGAGGTTTGAGCCTATGGAGGTGGACCTGTGACGACAGTAGAGCACCCGCTGATTGGCGGGCTGACACGTGAGGTGCCAGCGGGTGAGAAGGCCCGCTGGCTGGCGGCTGGCTGGCGGGAGGTCAAGTCGCGGCAAAAGCGGAAGACGGCAGAGGTCGAAGAGGCCTCTACAGAGGGGGAGAACTAATAATGGCACTACCGGAACCTATGGTGGGCGCGCCTGTATCGGCTACGGGTGGCGTCGCGTATGCGCCGACTGATACGGCGCTGCCGACGGATGCGTCGGCAACGTTGGACAGCGCCTTCGTGCTCGGAGGCCTGATCTCTGAGGATGGCTGCACGCTGTCCCCTAATCGCTCGCAGGAGCAGAAGCGGGCGTGGGGCGGCAAGATCGTGCGGACAATCCAAACTGAGTACGGGCTGACTGTGACGTTTACGTTCCTGGAGTCGTCAAAGGCCGAGGTGTTGAAGGCGGTCTATGGTGATGAGAACGTGACGATCTCGGCCGGGAAGATCGCCGTGCTACACAACGAGAAACAGCCGGAGCGTAAGGCGTACGTGCTGAACATGCTGGACGGTAAGAGGAAGCGGCGCATCGTCCTGCCGAACGCCCAGCTGGCGCAGACCGGAGACATTCAGTATGTGCATTCTGATCTGATTCAGTACTCGGTCGAGCTGACCGGGTACGAGGATGAGGCCGGGAACAACGGCTACGAGTACATTGACGACGACGCCATTACCGGCGACTAGTCGTCGCCTGCGAGGGTTGAGGGGCTGGCGAATTGGGTGGACCGCCAGCCCCTCCCCGTATATATCAAACACCCGCGAGTCTGCCCTATACACCTAGGAGGAAACTATGGCTACATCCCGTGCAACGGCTGCGAAGGCGAAGAAGCAACCCAAGAAGAACCACCCGAAAGATGAGCTGTTTGTCTACGATAACGGCGACGGCATCAGGATCGAAATCCCCTACATCGAGAACATCCCGTACGGGGTGATCGAGGACGGCATGGACGCGGACGGGGAAGCAGACGCTGTCCGCGTCCTCCTCGACGGCGTGATGGACGAGGACGCGCGCAAAGCGCGCCGCGACCTCACTTTCTCCGAGTTCCGCGAGTTGATCGAAACCTGGAACCGCGAGTCCGCTATCCAGCTGGGGGAACTCTGAGCCTCTGCCAGCTGGTACGCGACCATGGCGAGGCTATCGAATATGACCTGATACGGCTAGGACTGCGCCTGCGGGACTGTCCGAGCCGCGAGTTTAACTGGCGGGACCTGTACGTGATCGTCCGCCAGTCCCCGCAGGATTCCGCGCTTCACCGGGCTATGCATGGCGAGGATGCGCTGTGGGATATGGACGCGCAGCTCCTCGCCCACATCGCCGACCATGTGGCCTGGCTGGTGTGGGCGAAGACGGCGGATGGGCAGAAGGGGCGTAATCGGCCCAAGCCCATCCCCCGTCCTGGCGTGGAACCGGCGCAAGGCGGTGAGCGGCATATCGGTACCGCTGCGCCTGTAGATGTGATCCTATCAATGTGCTAGCCCTCGGAGGGGGTAATTTTGGCTGTCGAGCTGGCGAAGGCGTATGTGCAGATTATCCCCTCCGTGAAGGGGCTGAAGGCTGCCCTGGGTGAGGAGATGGGCGACTCCGAGGGTGCCGGGCACAAGTGGGGCACGTCTTTCACGAAGGGGCTTAAGAAGGCTGTCAAGCTGGCGGGAGCTGGCATAGCAACGGCGCTTGGTACGTCCCTCGCTAAAGGTTTTTCGCGCCTGTCATCTATCGAGGCCGCACAGGCGAAACTGACCGGCCTCGGGCATAGTGCCGAGTCCGTCTCCGAGATCATGGACAACGCGCTCGCCTCAGTCAAGGGGACGGCGTACGGGCTGGACGAGGCGGCCACGGTCTCTGCTGGCCTGATCGCTGCCGGGATCAAGCCGGGCAAGGAGCTAGAGCGGATCCTGTCCCTGGTCGGTGACTCTGCGGCTATCTCTGGCCGTGAAATGTCCGATATGGGCCTGATCTGGAACTCTGTGGCGACGCGCGGCAAGTTGCAGGGGGACGATCTGCGCCAGCTCCTCTCCTCCGGCGTGCCTATCCTCCAGTGGGTAGCTGACGAGATGGGAATCACCGCTGCCGAAGCTTCCGAAATGGCGTCCAAGGGTGAGATCTCGTTTGAGATGTTCGCCGACGCCATGGAGAAGAATCTTGGTGGCGCTGCCCAAGAGATGGGCAAGACGACGCAGGGCGCGTTTAAGAATTTCATGGCGGCTGTCTCCCGGTTTGGTGTTGCGCTGCTGGAGGACGTGTATCCGCTAATCGGTCCTATTCTTACGCGCATGACCGACTGGCTGGATGATATGTCCGGCAAGGTCGGCCCGGTCCTCGATTCGCTGGCGGATGGTCTCGGTAAGATTTTCGGCATCCTCATCAAGGGGGATTTCGAGGGCGGCTTCTGGGGCCTGGAGGAAGATTCGCCAGTAATTGGCTTCTTGTTTGGGTTGCGTGAAGCGGCTCTCGGCGCGTGGGACTCTATCAAGAGCCTGTGGGGTACCCTGTCGGAGGGCATACAGGGCATTTGGGATATCCTCGCGAGGGGCGACTTCTCCGGCGAGTTCTGGGGCTTCACTGAGGACTCCGGATTCGTCGATTTCCTGTTCAAGGTGCGGGATACCGCGCCTAAAGTTGTCGAGTTCGTCCGCGACCAACTATTCCCCGCGCTCAAAGACGGCATTACGTGGCTATGGGATCACAGGGACCAAGCGGCGCAGTGGGTTATTGCCCTCGGCTCCGCGTTCGCGACCTACAAGATCGGCTCTAAGATCTCTGATTTCGCGGGGAGTATCAGCAAGCTGTCCGGCGCGTTCGGCAAGTTCTTCGGCGGCATCGTAAAGTTCGTGGCCGCTAACCCGGTCGTGCTGATCATCGCGGCGATCATCGGCATTCTGGTGCTGCTATGGACGAAGTTCGAGGGGTTCCGCGACTTCGTTAAGGGTGTTTGGGATGCGGTCTCGGGCGTGATCAAGTCCGCGTGGGAGAACATTATCCAGCCCGCGCTGGCCGGGATCAAGAACTTTATCGTTGACACGCTGGTCCCCGCTATCCGCGACTTTTGGACAAACACGGTGCAGCCGATCTTCCAGAAAATCGGCGACTTTGTGAAGCGGGTTTGGGAGCAGTACCTGAAACCGGCCCTGGCTGAGTTCTCATCGTTTATCAGCGAGGATCTAATACCGGTCATCTCCCTGTTCTGGCAAAACGTGGTCATGCCGGTAGTCTCCGCTATCGGTAGCCTGATCCAGACCGTATGGCAGAACATCATTCAGCCTGTGTTCTCCGCTGTCAAGGATTTCGTCTCTAATATCCTCGGCCCGGTATTTACGTGGTTCCGGGATAAGATCATCCGGCCCGTGTGGGAGACTATCTCCCGTATCATCGGCACGCAATGGAAGGCCATTCGCGGCATCTTTGACGTCATCAAGGCTGTTCTGTCTGGTGACTTCGCGCAGGCCTGGCAGAAAGCGAAGGATGTTGTCAAGGGCGTATGGGAAGGCATCTGGGGTGCCATCTCAAACGTCTGGGATGGCTACATCTTCCCATTCCTGAAGGGGATTGGGGAGAAGCTTAAAACGTGGCTTATCAAACCCTTCGAAGATGCGGTCGAGGCGATCAAGAAGGCGTGGAACAAGGTCAAAGATATTTTCCGCCGCCCGATCAACTGGGTTATTACGCACGTAATCAACGGCGGCGTGATCAAGTTTATTAACGCGATCACTGGCGCGCTCGGCCTCGACTCCCTCAAAATATCTAACGTCAAAACAATTGACGCACCGCCAGCTTATGCGCGCGGCGGTAGGGCAGCTCCCGGCTGGGCACTGGTCGGCGAAGAAGGACCCGAACTTGTCAACTTCTCCCGGCCCGGCCGCGTATACACGGCAGACGAGACCGCGAAAGCGCTGCGCGGCTCTGACATTTCACCGTACCTGCGACCGGAGCGTGAGTATACGCCAGAGGAGGCGGCGCTGGCCGTCCGCGCGCTCAGGTCTGAGGATCCGGATCTGCTACAGCGGACCCTCGGCGGTTCCCCTGCCGACTCGCTGCTCCCTATCGGCGGTTTTTCCTTCGGCGCATTCAAGGACTGGGTGTCCGACAAATGGAATGGCGCGGTCGAGTTCGTCAAGGACATCGGCGGAAAGGCCGTTAAGTTTGTTCGTGGCAAGCTGGCGGACGCCGCGAAGGCGGTCATTACCCCGCTGCAAAACCTCGTCAAGAAGAACGTCTCCGGCATCTGGGGTGACTACTTCGTTGGCGCGGGCGACAAGCTGGTTAACTGGATTCGCGGCGTTGATGAAAACACTAAGGAGGTTAGCAATACCGGAAGTGACATGTTTGCCGCCGCAATGGGCGGCCTGGACACGTCGGACCTGAAGGCAGCCTCCGGCAGTGCCCTGAAGCCGATCACAGGCGGGCGACTAACCTCAACATTCGGCGTCTCCCGATACGGTGGCATGCACGCGGGCATCGACCTCGCAGCGCCGACGGGCACTCCGGTGCGGGCTATCGCGGACGCCATCGTCCGCGCCGCAGGCTGGAACGTACTCGCGGGGCGTACCGGGCAGGGCATCGTCCTGGCGCACGCTAACGGCATCGGCTCCTACTACGGCCACCTGTCATCTGTCGGCGTATCACGGGGGCAGAAGGTTACGCGGGGGCAGCGTATCGGCGCGGTCGGCTCGACTGGCAACTCTACAGGGCCGCATTTGCACTGGGAGCTGTCGCGGGGCAACAACCCGCAAAACGTTTTTAATCCGTTGCCGTACTATAACGGGGCGAAATTGTTTGACGACGGCGGCTGGCTCATGCCTGGCGGCGTCGGCGTGAACATGTCGGCGAAACCTGAGCCAGTGTTTACTTCCAAGCAGTGGGCGACACTGGAGGCGGCAGTATCACGGGGACAGTGGCCGTCCACGGTGACACTGCGAGTTGGTGAGAGAGAGTTCACTGCCTATGTGGATGAGCGGGCAGACGGGCGTATCGTCGAGGCTGCCCGGCTAGGGGGTATCTGATGGCGGTAAAAGCCTGGATCGCTGCACATACGGGCCTGCCAGCGTTCTACTCGCCCGCCCCGGCGCGGATCGTGGCGGGTGATCGGATCATCGCAGATGGCACGCGGCCTGTCTGCGTGTCTGACGGGCTGGCGCGCCTGGGTGTGGCGACAACGTATCTAGTGGATGGCGTCCCGGTCGTGCTCACACGTCCGGCTGGTCCGCGTGAGGGTGCTATCGTCGCTGACCGGTACGGGCGGACGGTGCCTGGCCTGGTCGCGGTCGCTAACGATGATCCCGTTTCATGGGATCCTGGCGTCTCCCGTACTGGGCATATCACCCGGTGGCCGATGGTCCGCCCGCTGGCGACGGGTACTAGCCTCGTCCTGCTGGAGGATCCGACGCTGGAGGCGAGCCTGTGGGATATCCTGCGGCAGCGTGCCCCACTGGTCATTGGTCCGGCGCGTGAGACTCCGGGGGTGCCGCTGCGGCTGGTCACGCTCGATGCGGTGTCCCGGCAGCGTATCGGCATGCGGGGAGAGCTAGAGTTTCAGCTCGGGTGGACTGAGTGCCCGGCGTCGCAGGGTACGGGGGCCGTGCCGGTGGTGACGTGGGGAGAGTATGAGGCCCGCTATGGGACGTGGACGACCGGGGCTTATACGGATGTGTTGCATGATTTGGCGGGGATGCCGGTATGAGGCCGGGACCATCGACTGAGGCGCTGGCCGGGCCGGTCGCCGTCGGCGTCCGCGTCAATGTCGCACGTGCGGGCCGGGTCATCGCTACCGATATCCCGGTGACTAACGTACAGGTGGACGTGCAGGCGTCCCGTACGGTGCCGGGACAGGTCACGTTCACTGCGCCTCATACGCTCGTCCCGGTAGGCCCGTATGACTCCCTCGCGAATTTTGGGCAGCGAGTACAGATTATCTGCCTGCTGGATGTGGACGGTACGCCATGGGAGGTGCCGCTCGGCTGGTATCTGATCACGGAGTGGGCAGAGCAGGCGGGCGGTGGCGTGCAGGTCACCTGTGCTGACCTGCTGCGTACCCTGGAGGAGGATCCGCTGCCGTGGCCGTCGTCGCCGCCTGTCGGGGCGACGCTACGGACGGAGGCACAGCGCCTAGCCGCAGGGATTCCGGTCATACTCGACGACATGACAGACCGGGGCGTGTCCCGAGAGTCGCAGTGGGGGACGTCGCGGACTGAGGCACTGGCCGCGCTCTGCACGGCATGCGGCGTCTCCTACGCGGTCCGTCCCGACGGCTACCTGCACCTGTACACGCCGGGCATGTCGTCGGCTGATGTGGTAGCGACGTATCGGGGGTGGACTATCGAGCCCGAGCGTGCGTCTATCGCCCGGCAGCCGAACCGGTGGATCGTAGCAGCGACGGCGGGGAGTGGTGACGCGCAAGAGCAATACTCGTCTACCGTGTCGTACACGTCGCCGCCGTATGATACCGCGTCGTATGGGTGGGTGACTGAGCGGGTGGAGTTGTCCGGGTCGGAGCTGACGGCTGCATCTGCACGCCAGCGGGTGGCTGAGGAGGCGCAGCGTAGGCTGCGGATGCGCCTCATATCTGCGCGTACCCGCTCGGTGGAGATCCCGCTCGACCCACGCCTAGAAACTGGTGACGTGGTGGTGGTTGAGTCTCCGGGTGAGACAATCACGGGCCGAGTTACTGCCTACAGTATGCCACTATCGGATATTAGCGCGCGTATGCGTGTAGACCTCGACGTTTTGGAGTGGTGATCTATGGCTAGACCTAATTTCTTCTTGGACATGCTTCCCCGGCAGGAGCAGCCGACTGACTCTACGTTGACGGGTGTTGTTGTGGAGGATTTGGGCGGTGGGAAGGTCGCGGTTGCTGTGGATGGTGCGCCGGATGATTGGCCGCCTGTGGTGGCGGTGTCTGAGGCGGGGTTGACTGGTGTTGGTGCGCGTGTCCGGCTGCCGCGTGATTCGTCGGGTCGCGTGGTGGCGGCGTCGTCTCCCCTGTCGCTGCCTGAGGGTGCCGTGCCGGTGCCTGTCGGTGTGACTGGCCGGGCCGTGGTGGAGGCGTTGGAGGCTGCGCGGGCTGCTGGTGCGGGCCTGGTGGAGGCGCAGGCGAAGGCTGATGCTGCGGCGGCTGATGCGGTGGCGGCGATGGTCGCGGCGGGGAAGGTTGTCACGGTCGCGGCGGTCGCGCCGGAGTCTCCGGCTGAGGGCCAGTTGTGGGCTGTGACGGAGGCGGGATCGGCGCGGATTGTGGGTCTGCGCCTGTGGACGGGCAGCGAGTGGGTGGCATACGCACTGCTCGCGGATTCGGTGATTGTGCCTGGGAGTGTGGGCACGATTGCGTTGGCGGATGGTGCGGTTACCGCGCCGAAGGTTTTGGCGTCGGACGAGCTGTGGGCGAATTTGCTGACGGTGGCAGGCGACGCGACGATTGGAGGCAGTCTGTTGGCTGAGATCATTACTGGTAAGACTCTTATTGGTTCGCAGGTGATTGCGACGCAGGGGGAGCGGGACGTGGCAAATGCGGGGCAGCGTCTCGCGGCTGCTGATGCGGTGGCGACGGATACAGGGTGGACACTCCCGCTGGGAGAGCTGTCCGGCAAGCTCGACTATAACATCGCGGATGTGGTCCCGGCTGGCGTGACTGATCCGGGCACGTGGCAAATGCGGGTAATGGTCGTCGATAAGGGGTCGCCGCGCGTCTATGCTCGCCTGTCCCGTCCGACAGGCAGTCAAACCTCGCAGGTTGAGCTACTCGACAGCGAGTGGGTGACGCTATCGGGGGTGTATACGGGAGCTGACACGCTGTTCCGGCTCTCGCTGGATATCCGGGGGGCCGAGCCGCTGCCGATGGACGCCACACTGCACGTCGAGCGCGTCCGCGTATACCAGCCTGCATCGCAGGTTGCGTTGAGGAATCTCGATGATGGCACGCCAGTGGTCGTGTATGAGGATGTGGACTCGGGCTTGCATACGGTGATGTCTCCTGACAGGCTGACGATTACGCAGGCCGGGCAGGAGACGCGGATTCCGTGGCGCAACGTCGGCCTGGCTATCGCGCCGCCACGCGCCTACCTGGAGGACAACACGGCGCGAAACGTCGGCAACGCGAACTGGAATATCGGGACTCTCGTCCCGCTCCAGCTGGAGAATGGCATGACGGGAGCGTCGTCCGGTGTAACAGTGCCAGTATCCGGGTACTACCGGATTTCGGCGCGCGCGAAGTTCGCGCCGAATCAGACGGGGCGACGCGTCGTCGGCATCTCGGTTAATGGCGAGTCGCCGGATACTAATACGTCGGTGATGGCGTCGCAGGGCACGACAGCTGTTGAGTGTAACACGTCCCTATATCTGGAGGCAGGGGACCTCGTGCAGATGAAGCTGTTTCAGCAGTCCGGCACGGTGTTGTCGTCGCCGGGGCGGACTATGACCATTGTCTTCGAATCGGAGAAGAGGGCCTGAGATGGCACACGCGCATTGGCGGGGTGTATCCCTGCCGGACCCAGCAGACGGGATCCTCTCCTCGCTGGAGACAGCGGCGGATACGGCGGGGCTGATCACGCCGCTAGTCGGTGATATTGCGGCAGCCCGCGCGCTGGTCGCATCTGCGTTAGCGGCTGGCGCGCCGATTTCTACGGCGCGGCCCGCGTATGTGGACGTGGGCGGAATCCTGTACCGGGCGACGGGTGAGCAGACAGATGGCGTGCTCCGTCTGTCCCCGGTATCGGAGGTCGAGTCAGCGTTTGACTCGTTCCGGGGTGGCCGTTATCAGCGGCAATCGGGAACGCAGTCGGCGCTAGTTACGTCTAAGCTTCCGGCGCGGCCCTATGATCGGACTATCATAGCATTCGGTATGGCTGATGCGACCGTGCAGGGCACGGCTGGTCTGCGGCTGCTCGTGGTGGACAACTCCCAGCCGGTTACGGCACGCTGGGAAGACAATTCGACGTATGAGACGCAGACGACGTTCACGATTGCGCGTGTGCCCGCCGGGGTTGATCCGAAGATAATTCTGGCGGTGTCTTTCGGCGGCGCGTCGGGGAAAGTGTCAACCGTCCAGTTCTCGGAGGCGGCGGACGTGAACAAGTTGGCAGTGCTCGCCTTCCCGGTGTCTATGGGCTGATGGAGGGTGAGTTTCAGGTTATGCATGGGCCGTGGGATGATGTAACATTCTGGGTTGCCATTGTAACAACGTTGGGGGCGATTGTTGCGGCGGTTACGTCGCGCCGGTCGGCCCGCGAGAGCGCGGCGGCGACTGAGAAGGTGGAGTTGCAGCGCGTCAAAATCCAAGGGCAAGAGGTTACCGCTAAGACGTTGTCGGAGACGATCTTGCGCCTACAGGAGCAGGTACGAGACGCGGAGGGCCGGGTGCAGTTGATCCGGCAAAACCTGGACGCGGCGGATGAAAAAATGACGCGGTTGCGCGACGAGCTGGCCGAGGCGCGTAACGATAAGGCGGGCTTGGCGGTCGCGTTATTGGATGAGCAGGCGTATGTGGCAGCGTTGGAGCGGCATATTTGGGCGAAACTGCCGCCCCCGCCACCTGCGAGACCACAAGCGGGTGCGCGGAACCGCGAGCGCGAAGCTGCCGCGACTAGTGGTGGCGACGTGGCGGATGAAGACGATGATGAGGAGGGGGACATATGGCGATCTATCCTAGGGCGGTTGTGGAGCTGTATACGGGGCAAACTGGTGTGGCGTATCGACATACGCCGACGCGGCTTACGTTGCATACGGCGGTCTCTAGCGCGGTTGACTTGTATAAGGGTAGGCCAGATGGTAACGGGTTGATCTCGCACTTTTACGTCAACCGCGATGGCGTGGTCTACCAGTATCGGGATACGCAGTTTCAGGCGTGGGCTGACTATCAGGGCAACGCTGGCAGCATCTCGGTGGAGACGTGGGACGGGGCGCAGGATGTGGCCTGGACTGAAGCACAGATCGCGGCCCTGGCGGACCTGTACGCCTGGGCGTACAGGGTACATGACGGGCTGCCTAATCGGCTGGCGACGGTGTCGGACGTTCGCGGCCTGGCGTGGCACCGGCTCGGATGTACGGGGAATTTCGGCGGGTACGATCCGGGGAATATCCTCACGTGGTCGGGTAATCAGACCGGCCTCGTGTGGTCTAGGGCGCGGGGGAAGGTTTGCCCGCGTGATGTGCGTATCCGCCAGATACCGGAGATTTACCGTCGCGCGCAGACCGGACAGGCGACGACGGCGGCGCAGACGACGGGGGTCGCGAGCGCGGCCACCTTATCGGACATAGAGGAGGTTATCGAGGCGATGAAGGCTACACACGTTATTTTCACGTATGGCAGTGCGATTTGTATTGCTGACATTTTGGCGGGTACCTGGCGGAAGATGCCGGATACGCAAACATATAATGACACGCTGGCCGTGCTCAAGCGGACGGGGGCGAAGGTCGCGGAATGGCGGCATTTCGCGGCTTCCAAGTCTAACACGGTTGCTAATCCGCGCGCCTTCGGCGCACAAGTGGAGGTATGATACTATGGAGTTGTCTCAGCAAACCGAAATCTTTACAGGCGTGGCCGCAGTGGTCGCGCCTTTTTTGACCGCGCTTTTCCAGCGCGCCCACTGGTCCGCAGCGGTCAAACGCTGGGTAGCAATCACTGTGGCGCTCATCCTGGCGACCGTGACCGTGCTCGTAACCGGGGTGGAGGATCCCGGCGATATCCTGGCCGTGGCCGCGCTGATCATCGCTGGGTCGCAGGTGATTTTCTCGGCTGTCTACCCGGCGGCCTGGGCGATCACGGACGCGGCGACACCGGCAGCAGAGGTGCCGGAGGGCGTGTTGCCGCCTGAGGAGCCGGTGGAGCCGACCGAGGACGGGGTGGACCTGGATGCGGTGATCTCCTCGGCGCTGGCCGCGTCGGAGCTGGAGTCTGGCGAGGATGACGTGTGAGTGTCTGGCGTGTGGCGGGCTGGTGTGGGTGGCTGAGGTGATGCTCGGCCCTGATCTGGTGCCTGTCCGGCTGGTGGGCGTGCCTGTGTGTGCGGGGTGCGGTGCCAGTCATCCGCTGGCGTGATGTGTGGGATAGCCCCCGGAGCCTCTGAGGAGGTTCCGGGGGCTATCTTTGATTGGTTCCCAGTTCGGAGCCTATCGGCTCCGGTGGTAGGTCTAGTGTATCAGTCAATCGCTCCGGCGAGTACCGCGTCCCAGAATCCTTCGTCCTCGGTGGCGAGGCGGAAGGCGTTGCGGCCTTCGCCGTCGTGGATGATGACCTGCTCGGCGATGGCGTCGAGATCGTAGGTGCCGGGCTGCTCGTCGAGGATGATCTGGAGTTCGTCCTTCGCGTCTGCGGCGGTTGCGTGGTAGTTCATTTCTGTTCTCCTTTTGCTTGTTGGCTTGGGTTCCTTCCCCCTCGCCTTGTACTTCTAGTGTACAGACAGGATAGGAAGGAAGTCAAGCGTTTTTTCGTGATGCTCGCCACTTCTCCCGCGCCTTCGGGTCCTTCGGATACCGGCCCGTCCAGTCATAAATTATTGTCCGGCTAAGCTCTAACCGTCGCGCCATCTCAGACATGCCCACACCGGCTTCCGCTGCCGCCTGGACCGCGCCACGCAACCGGTCCCGCGCCTCACGCTCCGCGTACTGCGAGGCCCGCCAATCGGCCACTAGATCGTCGAGCACGTCCGCGTCCGACTCGTATGCGGCCCGTCCAGCCTGCACAGCCTCCGGGATCTCCGATAGCCGCTTCATCTGTCCTCCTACTAGTCGTCGATATGAGCGATAATCTCATTCCTGATAGCGCTCACCGTCTCAGCACGGGCTACCGCTCGCGCGATCTCAGGGTCGGGATGCAGCTCTGCTGGCGGCAGCACGCCGTATAGCTCAGTCACATTGGCGAACATTGGTTTTGGCCACTCCGAGCGGGGAATATACTTCTCAATCTCTGGCCAATCTTCCTGTAACCACGTCGTGAGTCTCCTTCCCTCGGTCAGAATGAGGACGAAGGAGGCGTACAGGTCGCCGTTGCCACGATCTCCTGCTTTGAAAAGGATTCGCGCGCCGTCTTCCGCGTAGGTGGCGAGTCGCGCGCCGTCAGCGCGTTCGTCCGGTGTCGGTTTTTCCCAGTTGTAGCGTCCCATAGTTTCTCTCCCTGTATCCCCGGCCCCATGTGGGGCCGGGGATATTCGCGCGTCCAATTTACGCGCCGTGCTCTACGGCGATCTGCTCACGGAGGCTATCCCGGTCGCGGTCAACCTGCGTCTTGCGGGCCTCACGCCACGCGGCGAACTCCTCATCGTGAATCGCTTCGGCCTCGGGGTTTGCGGCCCACTCGGCAGCGAGCGCGATGGCCTTTTCGCGCACCTCGTCGGTGTCCAGCAGGTCCAGTTCGTCAGCGGTGAACAGGGTTGCGCTGCGCAAGCTGGGGATGGTGTCGATAACCGCGTCCACGTGCTCCGCGTTGGTGTAGTCGAGGCGTGCGAGGCTGTGGGTCAGGATTCCGGCGATCCGGTTGGCCAGCGCGTCAGCTGCGGTGTAGTTCATTTTGTTCTCCTTTTGCTTGTGGGTTCGAGGCCTTCCCTCTCCCTGTACTTATAGTGTACAGCTTGGGCGAGCGGGAAGTCAACCCTCAGAAAGTGGGATGAGACACAAAAGCGGCGGGGTCCCAAAACCGGGACCCCGCCGCCATTACAAGCAAAAGGATCAAGAAACTTGAGCCTCGCTTGTAAGCATATCACTCATCGTCGCCCACTGCCAACAGCTCTGCAAGATCAGCCCGCGCCTGCGCTACAGCATCCGCGATAGCTGGATCAGGCCGACGCTCCGCCGGGCCCTTCCGCCCGGTATAGATCTCTTCGGGCCACTCAACGCGCGGAATGTACTTTTCGATCTCCGGCCAATTCTCGGGTCATCGTGCTAAACGGGTTGCCAACCGTGGGGAGCACGACGAAATCAGGGATGATCTCGCCGTCCAGAGTGTAAATGCCGAAGAGTAGCCGTGCGCCATCCTCGGCGTCGGCGGCCAGCAGGACTCCGGCATTCTTTTCGCGGGCTGTCGGCTCGCCCCATGCGTAATGACTCATTGCTTCTTCTCCTTTTGCTTGTGGCTTGGGTTCTTCCCCCTCGCCTTGTACTTCTAGTGTACAGAGGGGGAAGGAAGGAAGTCAAGCGCCAATAAGTGAACTAGGCCATATCACTAGCTTAGCTCTAGCCTCTCAGCCACACCCTCCAACGCCCGCGCCGCCATATCCCGCGAAACCGTCATATACCCCCGCGACGTCGCCATCGTCGAATGCCCCATAATCGCCGTAATCACGACGGGATCAACCCCCGCGTCGAGTAGCAGCGTCGCCGTCGTATGCCGCGCCTCATGCACCACATAATGCCCGCCATCCTCACGTGATATGTCCAACCCGCCTAGGATGCTATGCCACGCGCGCCGGTCGGCCCCAGCCGCCAGCGGCCCACCGTCGGGCCGCGTCCACACCAAACCATACGGCGACGGCGGAGCGACCGCCTGCCACCGCTCCAACGCGGCCCGCATCGGCTCAATCATCGGGATAACACGCTGCCCCCGCGACGTTTTCGGCGGCGTCAAATAGTACCTGCCCTCTACATGCTCAGCCTCCATCCCAGCCGGTATCGCCGACGGATCCCCTATCCGCTGTAGCTGCCGGTCTATCACGATCAGCCCAGCCTCCCAATCGATATGATCCCACGTCAGCCCGAGAGCCTCACCCTGCCGCATGCCCTGGAGCAGCGCCGCGACCCACCGCGACGTATCCGGCACATGCAGTCCATCCCCGGCATGCTGCCACGCGTAGACGGCGAGACGCCGCGCATCCGGTAGCGGTATGGCTGCCCGGTCTGATGGCTGCCCGGCTGGCGGGCGGACCATCAGGACCGGCTGCGGCACCTGGTGGCCCTCGACGACGGCGGCCCGCAGCGCGCGCTGTAGTATCCCGTAGACTCCCCGCGTCGTCGAGGCGGCTAGTCCTGCATCCTCGCAGGAGGCGGCGACGGCGCGCATGTCCTCCGGTGTCAGCTCCGAGAGCTGACGGTGGCCTATCGCGCCGATGATATGCCGTAGGCGCGAGGCGAGCGTCCGGTACGTCTCCGGGCGTAGCCTGCCGCGCTCGGCGGCGAGCCACTGATCCAGCCACGCCTTGACCGTATAGGAGCGTTTCACGGCGGCGATGCCTTGGAGGTTGTAGTCGCGGAGTTTCTGCTGGAGTTTACGCTTCGCGGCGGCCTCCGTGGGCGCGGTTACGGATATGCGCCGTCGTCCGCCTGACGGCGTATATCCCGCCTCGAAGCTGCCGCGCCACTTCCCGTTCGGCAGCCGGGTTACTGACCCGGTGCCCTTCTGTCGTCTCCCCAT